GGTATATCTGAAGACATTATAGTAGAGGGTGTTACATATAATGGACTTGAGATAAATGTTAATCTTGATCAAGGTATTGTAAACTCTCTTGGAGAGGTTGGCCTAGATGCAAAAGAGATAACAGACGAGCTTTATAAGTCAGAAGACTTTACACTATCTCAGGAAACTAAAGATAAGCTTTATGATAAGTTTCCTCAGTGGCAGGTAGATTCATACCTTAAAGGTGTTAAGGCAAATAACGATTTATTCGTAAGTAATCACAAGGCAGAAACAGCAGCAGCTGAAGAAGCAGGAACAGCCGCTTGGGAAGCTACCATGGAAGTTATGGGTGGTGAAGATAAATGGGATGACATGTCTGCATTTGCTGTCTCTAATTTATCAGAAGAAGATATGGCTGACTTTAATGAGATTATGCAAAACGGATCTACTAGAGTTCAGCAGCTGTTGATAAAAGATCTGTATGGTAAGTTCACTGAAGCAGGAGCACCACCAGCGCCTGAGATCTTAGATCTTGAAATAGGCAACAATGGTGGAGATTTAAGTAATTCAGGAGAGGCTTTGTCATCAGCTGACTATCACAAGCTAATTGCCTCTGGAGAGTACAATAAAGACCCTGCGAAGTATGATGAATTAAGAAGAGCGGGTCAGAAAAAGGGTATATAATTCAGTAACTTATAATTAAGTTGCAGCATAGGATAGCTTTAAAGCTAAATAATTACACTTAAAGGAGATTTTAATGTCAGGTTCAAACTCGAATAACTTAACAAATCCAGCAGTACCTAATAACAATGAGGTGGACACACTACTAATTGAGAAGTTCAATGGTGTAGTTCATGGTGCTTATCAGAAGGGAGAGAATCTACTTTCTAACTTCCCGATGAATAACCCAATAGGTACAAACATGATCTCTAATAAGTCTATTGGAGAAACATCACTACAAGCTCTTACAGCCGGTCAGGAACCAGAAGCAACAGATACTGATTTCAACAAGAACGCGTTCGTTGTAGATACTACCATTCTTGCTAGAAACACACTGTTCATGCTGCATGATGTTCAGAATGACTTTCAAGCTCTAAGTAAGCTGGCTGATAATCAGGTTGGTAAACTTCATCAGCAGGAAGACCAGATGGTTCTTCAGCAACTCCTTGAGGGTGGTGAGACTGGTGGTGTATATAACCCAACTGCTAATACTATTACTGGTGGTGTACAGAGAGTTACAGGCCATGGTGTTGCAATTGATGTAGACCTTAAGACAGATGGATCTCAGGCAGCTGATCCTTATCAGCTTGTATCTGCAATTGAGATTGCTATTGCTGGTCTTCTTGTCCAGAGAACTCCTATCAAAGGTATGAAAATTATTGTACCTGTTAATGAGTTCACAATCTTACAGGATTTCGGATTTATTGCAATGACACAAGGTGGAAAGAATGAGGTTGAAACAAATTATCTAACAGGTAGACTTAAGAGCTTTAATATCCCTATCATAGGTAGTACTGAGTTTACTCAGATGAAGATGAATCCTCATGATGGTGAAACACACTCATTACTATCTAATACAAGTAATTCAAACAGGTATGATGTATCTGCAACACAGCAGAAAATGAATGCCATTATCTTTGGACCTGATGCACTGCTTGCAGGTAGGTCAATCAACCTGTCAACAGATATCTTCTTTGATAAGAAGACTAAGACAAACTTCGTTGACGCATGGTATGCTGAAGGTTGCATCTATGACAGACATGATAATATCGCCATTGTTGGTAGTAACGCTGTTGCTGACAATGCACATGTACTTCTTAAGGCCAAAGGGAAGTCTCAGGCCACTAAGACGTACTCATAATAAGTAAATAATCTCACAATTGAGATATACCCTCCTACCGTCAAAGGTGGGAGGGTTTTTTTTTTGTTAAGGAGACACAATGGCAAAAACAAGACTGAAAGCAGTTAACATGTGCCTAAGAGGTATAGGGCTTGCACCAGTGGCTACAACTGATGAGAACGACTTAGATGCTGCTGACGCTCTTGCTATAGTTAACCAGCTCACTGAAGATGTTCAAAATAAAGGGCTATGGTTTAATAAAGAGTATGCTTGGATGCTTACACCAGATCCTATAACAGGCTATGTAGCAGCTCCGGGATCGGCTCTTTCAATATCAGCCTCTGGTTCTTGCAGAAATCTAGTATTAAGTCAAAGGGGTAATAAAATGTATGACATGTACAATCATACATTTGACCTAAGTGATTTAGTAAATTCAGCGGGACAGATAGAGTTTACAGTAATAACTGAACTTCCATTTGAAGACATGCCACTTGTAGTAAGAACAGCTGTGGCTTATATAGCTAGACGTATGTTTGCTCAAGATAAAGAAGTTGATCAGGCAAGGTGGAGATTTCAGAAAGAAGATGAAAATTCAGCTGTTATTGCATTTCAGAGAGAAGATGCAAGACAAAATAAAAGGAACTCTATTACGGATAACTACACCATACAGTCTTTCTTATCTGCTGCTGGTGGGCCTAACGCTTATTCAGCCACTGTTGGTACATTTCCTAAAAGAGATACATAAGGATAATATATGGGTTTTATAACAGGCAATCAAGGAACTCCCATAGGTGGTGTTTCACAGCAACCCCCTAAGAGCAGACTACCTGGACAGTGTTCTGAGTCTGATAATTTAAGGCCAGATGTAGTTAATGGTCTTATGTCTAGACAAGGCACAGACTTGCTTGGTGAGCTGGAAGGTGCTGCATTAAGTACACAGACAAAATGGCATAGCTATTCAAGGGGAGATGGTGAAGAGTATTATATCTCAGTTGGCTCTGATGGTCTTGTAACTGCTTGGAGTCCTGACGGAACTAAGCACACCATAAATATAAATGCTGTCCACGACCCGGTTGGGTACTTAGCCATAACTGACCCTAGTGTCTCTTTAAAAATGATGACAATAGGCGACTTTACATTTATAGTAAATAAAGAAGTAGAAGTAGAAGCCAGCTCTGTATTGACAGATATAAGCACTAGAGAGGGTATTGTATATGTGCAGTTTATGGACTTTGGTCAAACTATCTCAGTTAGTTTAAGTGGATTTACTGTCGGATATACTGCACCTGATGGTAGTTCAGCTGCTCACACAGCCCTTGTAACACCATCTTATGTTGCCGACAATCTATATAATGGGTTAGTAGCCAGTGGTGCAAGTGCTACTTATGACTTTGCTCTAGACGATAATATAATAGTTATAAGCTTAAAGTCAGGAGCTGAGATACCACTTCTTAATGTAACAGATGATGCAGATAATGCTAATGCTGTTGGTATATTAGGCAAGTTAAAAGACACAACACTACTACCCGGAAAAGCTCCAGAGGGATTTTTAATAGAGATAGACCCTCCGGGATCATCGCTAGGTAATAATGACAACTATTGGTTGAAGGCAGAGAACACAACTGAAGATCACATCACTTGGAGAGAAACTACAGGACCGGGTATTTCTGCTGGTCTTGATAAAAGCACAATGCCTGTAGTTTTAGTTAGGGAGAGTGTAACATTAGGAGTAGCAACTTTTACACTAAGAGCTGGTGAGTGGGAAGATAGAGAAGTTGGAACAGAAACAACTAATCCACAGCCTGTCTTTGTAGGAAATAAAATACAAAGCATAGGATTGTTTCAGAATAGATTATTATTTACATCTGGTGAGTCAGTTGTTCTAACAGCGTCTGATAGTTTCTTTAATTTCTATAGAGACTCGGTTCAGCTAAGTTTAGACATATATCCTATAACTGTATATGCAGATGTACCGGGTGTTAATTTTCTCAGAGCTAATGAATCATTTGATAAAGACTTAGTTTTCTTTAGTGAGAATGGACAGTTTATATTATCTGGAGCTAAGGCATTAACAGCTGACACGGCTGTACTAATACCCACTACGTCTTTTAAATCAGATCTAAGTGTAAATCCAGCTGCTTCAGGTGATGGTATCTTCTTTACATTTAACTATGGACAATTCACTGGCATTAGAGAGTTCTTCACAGACTCCATCCTAGATACAAAAAGGGCAAGACC